CATGGACACATAGCGTCCAATATGGAGTTGATAAGTTCGTTTTTCATAGCGAGCCTCCTTTGTAATTGATAAATATATTATAAATAAAGTCGGGAGGGATGAGAGATTAACTAAACAGTAAAACCGAAAAGTTTGAAGCAATTTCTTCGGAGCTAAATTCTCTAGGCTAAAAGAGACAAATATATCAATAGATAAAATAAGTTATCCAGGCGAGACCACGATATGTTATTTTAATTTGACGCCGGAAGATGATAGGATATTTGGAATAGGATACGTCTTATCGTCCGAAAATGCTGATGTATGGAACAAATACATATCACAGCCACGAATCCTGATTATCAACGTAGCTCCATCGTCAAATACCGGATGGGTGAGTATTACAGCTGGTTTGGATAGTTAGCATTTCAACAGAATAATTAATTCTGTGTCTACGGTTCATGATTGTTAAACCATAGCACAACATGACCTCAGAATATATATCCCAGTATTATTCTATGTGATATGAACCATGGAGAATTAATACGGTCCCATTTCCGTGCCTTGCAGATATCTTTCCACCGGGTTCTATAGCCCAGAAATGGATGCCGCTACCTGTTCCAGTGGCCGGAAAGTGTAATACCTGGTTTGGACAAAACTCTTTTGGAATTGTTCCGATTTGTAGTTCTGAAGTTTCCGACGTATTGACATTTTCGATGAACGCGGTCACGGTTACGTTTTTTCCATATTTATAGCATTGACTCCTTTTCAATGTTCCGTGGCTTGCATCAATTTCCAGCGAAAATTCCATATACTCTGTCTCGGCCGCAAAATTACTATTTAGTTCATTGATTGCCCCCGGAAGCGTCTTATTTGTCGTTGTCAATGTGTCAAAGGCCCACGCCGCAATCTTTGTTTTGATAGCCGAGAGCAGGCTTGACCATTTAAACTTTTTTAATGCTGCGGTACCGGCGTCCCCGGCCATAAAAAGGTCCGTATCAACCGGCGCTGTCTTTTCATCCAATTCCACCACGGTTTTTGTGGTTATCATTTCATTATCTGTTGCCATATTATTCCTCCGTTTCTATCAATGCTCCACCGGCATCCGAAATAAATTCATTTTCGGCCCCGGTGGATATACAGGCTATATTTCTTTTTTGCGTTAAGACCAATGTACCATCACCATCTGCCAATGCGTAGGATTCTTCCCCGATGACCGGAATCCTATCAGCTATACGCGCAGATATGGCAAATACTTCGTTAGTACCCACCGGATTAGGGGTGATCTCGATGCTTCTGATAGCTATATTCGGTCTCATTTAATTCACCCTCAGTCTCACAGGGTCCACCCATATCTCATCGGCGACCTCATAGATATATTTAAACCGATACCGTCCGGTACCTTTCGGCTGGACCATAGCGTCCAGCTCATGACCGTTAATCTCGCATTCCCCTTCAGCTTCCAGGACGCCCATCGGGTTATACAGCTCCCACCGGGCGCTCTTTATCGTAAAGGGGATATCCTGATTGCATTTTGGCCTTATGACGCACCGGATATGGATTCTCTCACCAGCATCGACATATTTATCCCCCACATATTCTACACTCAATATTGTATCCCCCTTCCTTCAGTTCTGCGCGGTATCCAGAGTCTAAAACATAGGCCCGGAGTTCGTGACCGCATATTGCAAACAGCATCTTGCATTTACGAGCTATGTTCCCAGCCTCATCCTCAGCATAGACATCGACGATGTATTCACCCTTCAGGTTCGAGGGGACGGTGACGCTCCACCAGTCCCCTTCCTGATGTTCAAAAATAACCTCAAACTCATTGGTCTTGCCGAACACCCTCCGAATCATGCTTAGTCCGTCACCTCAACAGAGATGATAAAAGTCTTGCCGGCATCCACTGGATTTGGCGTAATAGTAACACTCTGGATGACCGGTGCGGATGTATTCAGAGTTACCGTACGAGTCACCGTCGTTGTCTTTCCGGCGCCGTCTGTTGCTACGACCGTAATCGTATTGACACCCTCGGTCAGCGTCAAATCCTTACTAAAGCTGCCGTCACTTCCGACCGTTACTTCCGCGGCTGTACCGTTATTGAGCTTGATAGTCAGTGTTACCGGTCCGCTGGTCACGTCACTCGTCTTACCAGTTACCGTGCAGGCGGCTTTGTTTGTTACCAAATCAGCCGTTGGAGCAGTCACGGAAAGCGTTGGCGGTACCGTGTCGACCTTAAATGTGACAGATTTCTGGGACGCCGCATTACCATCATAATCTGATGCATCAAATTTGAGCGTATGGCTGCCGTCCGAAAGAGCCGTTGTCGGGGTATATGTACACTGATAACCATTTGTAATCGCTGTCTTTGCGATAGCGTCTCCGGTAATCTTGCTGCCGGAGTCGATGGTAAGTCCGATAGTCGATGGATTGACGCCGGAATCGTCATCCGTAACTTTCCACGTAATAACTGGTTTGTTGTTTGTGAGTAATGCTGATGCCGTAGGCGCTGTCACTGCGATGACCGGCGCTGTCTTTTCTTTGACCTGCAGCCTCAAGCTCGAGCCGAGCGTTGTGTCCGTGTCATCCTTTGTCGCCGTATTTCCCGCATCATCCGTTGCTTTGATGGTTACGGGATAGTAATGTCCGTCTAACGGATAACTGGATGTTGCCGGGGCTGTGAGCGTTGCCTCATATTTTCCCGTGCTGCTATTTAATGTTAATGTATAAGTCTGGCCATTGACGATGGCCTGTACTGTTTTTACCATACTGTTCCTCCTGTTTGTTTTTACTGTGTTGATATGACGTTTTTCAATGTCTCTTTGATTAAATCAATCTCATCCTGCAATGCTTTTCCGGCCGCGGCATCCAAAGCGCCCTGACCAGGTGTCGCCGTCGCCGTATTATTGATGAGCGGATTCCTTACGTTTCCGATAAGTAGTGATGCCACAGTTCCATCCTCCTTTTTTATGTCGTAATAAAGATTTCCAGTTTCGCTGTCGTACCTAAAATCCGGCGGTTCTGTGCCGTCCGGATAATCGACCCACAAGTCTCCCGTGGCTGGGTCTATTCGGAGGCAATACATCCCTGCGGATGGCGCCATAACACCGCTCGGTCCTTGTGGGCCAGTCGGGATGACAAAGTCAAAGACGGCGTCTTTCTTTGTCCCGGAATTTTTGACCTCGGCCACGCTTCCCGGTTCCCCGTTGATGACCTCGCCCACAGTGATGCTTGCTGAAAACTCTCCGTTCTCTGCTTTTTGCCGCATATCTGCGGTGACTTTCCTGGCATCTTCCGCGGCCGCCTTTGTATCCTCTGTGGCTTCCTTCATCTTGGCGAGGCTCTCATCGATAAACGGCATCCCGTTTTCACTGACGATTGGTGTACTGCTCCGCTCTACATAGATTGGCTGTTCAAAGGTAAAGAGTTCTTTTCCATCTTTGGTCAGGCGAAGCTGCATATAGGCCGTTCCAACCTCGGCGGTCATTTGTTTATCCATATCTACTAATACGGAGTTCGCATTGACATTTAATGTGGCCGAGGTCGACTGGACGCCTTTTTTCGACGGCTTTTCCACGTACACCCCGACGGACGTCCCGGCCGGAATATCATAATCTCTAAACATAAATAAAATAGGCAGAGCATCTGTACCCTGTGTATAATAGACCGTCTGCTTTATATCACCTCGGAACACATAAGCCTCTACGATATGTTTGTCCACTTTTTTTCACCTTCTTTCTCATCCTGGAATCCATCGTTTAAATGCCACTTTTTTCGGCGGTGCTGGCGGCGTAAAGATATTTGGTGGGTAGATAAATCCCTGGAACTGGTTTCCAGGCGTTCCTCTGTAAGTCGTCAGATAAAAACACGGAAAGCTATTGAACATCCCCGATGGTGGTATGTTCATCTCGCCGTCAGAATTCCAGGCTGAATTAGAGACGATAAAGCTCCCGTCATCGTTTATCTGCTCGACAACGCAGACATGGCCGCCGGGTGTGTATCCAAAACAGGCGATAGCGCCAAGCCTCGGGGTCTGCCCGACCTCATAGCCCTTGGCTATGGCGTCCGCATACCATGAATTGGCATTTCCGGTCCCCGCCGTAAAGTCCGGATATTTTCCGGTAATCTCATACCAGCGGCCGGCCGCATAAGCCGTACAGTTGGCCATGCCATAACCATACCGGTAATAGAGGTTCTCTCCAAAGTAATATTTATAAGCCTCACTCCCTGAGTCGCTCATATCCGTCGGCTCATAGATGGACATCCTCGGGATAAATGTCCCACCAGGTGTATCCGGAAGGATTTCTGACCACTTCTTCGCCTGTTCGGCACGAGCCGGCTGCGGGGTCACCGCAGGACGCTCGTAATTATACAAAAACGCATTGGCCAGCCATTCGATATCGTGGGTCGTATCCGTAGCAAACCCCGAGAAAGAAATAGGATAGCTTGATGTAGCTATCCATGTCACTTCCTGTGGGTTAAAGCACTCCTCGATTAATTTGTCCAGCATGCCATAACCGTAGGATTCCGGGTCATTTAAGTTATATCCATGGCTTGTCAGCCAGTCTATGATACGCCAATATGGCGTCCACCCTACCAGCCCCATGCCGTTATATTGATTGCCGTCATACGGTTCATAACCGTGCTGCCACTGTCCAGGATTTAAGTAGGATTCAGTCATCATGTTGCCTAACATGGCCATGATGGCATTACGGGATGTAAATCCATGGGCGGCCAGATACGTATAAATTAAATTGGCGTTATTGCACTGGGCTTGTCCGAATCGTTCCATGACATCCGAATAATAACCGCTGCCCCAATGGCTTATCCATGTCATTTAATCTCACCGCCCTCTGTGGTGTAGCCACTGACCATTACGCCGTTGATAAACTGAATGTAAGAGCCGTCGGAAAATTCAGCACGCCCCGTCAATCCCTGTTTTCCCATCGTGGTCAGTTTTTCCCGAATTTCGATCGTGTCTGTGTTTACGTATCCTTTTCCGCCAGCTACGCCAATAGACGCTCTGATCACTGTCCCTATCATATAGATTAAAGCATTTTGATTCATGCTGTAGCCATTCTCGCCGTCAGTCCCGCTGATAATTGGGTAGTAGTCATTTCCAATTTTTTGATACCGGATACTGACCTTGCCTGTGCTTCCGTCAGCCAGATTGGATATAGTGATGCCGCCTTTATCAAAGACAAGCTTTGAGGCATTGCCCGAATCATCTGAGCCGTAGAAGTTAATAACGCCCTTATCCAGGTCAAGTTCGAATCCGCTTTTGCCCTCAATATAATCCTGTGATTGGAGTTTTCCGGCCCGAATACGATCGGCCAGCATTGTCCCTGCCGTGATAAAATCTGCAAAAAAACCTTTCCCGGTTCCAAACGTCCGCCAGTCCCACTCTCTTCCATCCGCCGTGCGTTCATAGGCGATCTGAAAGCCCATCGTTCCCAGGCACAGAGCGCCATAGGTTGGGGACTTTGGATTTAGGTCCTCGAAAATCATCGACCGTACTGCCGCCGGTTGTGCTGCTGTAGCCTGGGCTCGCATCAAAGCTTTAATGCCGTCAATAATGCCATAGACCTTTTCACCGATGACAGTCCCGTCCGGGCGTATCGCCGCGTCTACCCTATCCATCATGCTGGTGACATTGTTAAAATAATTATATTTAAAATCCCCAAGTACCACATAATCCGCCTTTCCCCCAATGGCATCATATTCCAGCTCAATGACCCTTGCATCGGTGGCTATGTTTAACCGGCTGTGTCTGCAATGGACCGTATCGCCTAGAGACACGCTTTCCAAATCCGCATACTCTTTATAAGCATCCGTATTCTGCAGCATGACCATGTCGACAGTCAGCGTCACTTTTGGCTTGTCCAGCCCGGCTTCAAACTGTTCGTTGCACTTCTTTTTGAGGGCTGTGTTTAACTGCTCCAGGGAATCGCATAAGGTCACGCCATTATCTTCATCGCCGTCCTGAGCATCCGCCCGCATCTTAACATCCTCAAACGATATTGTCCTGGTTTTTACAGTTGGATAATTCTTTATCATCGGCGAATCCACCCAAGGCGTATCTCCCGACATCATATAGCCGTTATAGGCTTTCGGTACAATCCGGGTGACGACTTCCGAGAAATCAACCTCTTCCGATATCCCATCCTGTGGAATGTTTTTGCCGTATAATAACTCAAGGCCATTATCCCGGCCGGTCCTCCGGTTGATAATGACCTTAAAATTATCAAATATAATCTCTCCGCCCCAACGTTTGACAAAAGCATTATCATCATCACCGTTGATGGCTTCAATCAGATTTTTTGTCACGTAATAAGCCGTATCGATTACTGAGATGTTAGAGCTCCCTTTATACTTTGGATTGACTGCTGTCATAATGTCCAGTGCCTGCTGCCCGGTTTTCCCGGTTGGCCGGACGTCCATCAAAAAGCAATCGTCTCTTGCATCCATAAATATCGGCTCGATATTCGCTTCGATTTCCGTATCTGTTTTGGTTTTCGATTTGATTCTAAAAAGCTGCTCCCCATTAAAAGAGGACATCTTTACCACACCCTGGTCCCGAATATATTTCCATCGTCCCTCAGGGTCAATCGGATGGTTGATTGTGGCTGTCCATGCGCCGTTTAAAATCATATGGATTTTCGCGGACGTGGGAAAAAGCGTCATATCCCCATTTTTTTCATAATCCGTGTTGTCCGGATTGTAAATTTGTATCATAGGCATCGCCACCTTGGTTTTACTTTTAACTCAAAATTTTCTGAAATTGTTACTATGTTATCACCCGGCATTAAATACATCTCTTCATACTGGCCGGAAATAGATGTGTTTGCAAGCTTTCCATCTTTTCGGTAAGTCAGCATTAAATCGGTATCAATGACAATGTTATCCGCGACTTGAGCGGTTATTTTATTTCCATTAACCGTCAATACACATTCGCCATTCCCGGTAATTATATAAATCGGATGTGCTATAACTCCTGGATTATGCTCTATGGACTTATACTCATATTCTCCGGTCCGATAATATCGGTAACCATTGCAAGTAAATGTTGCCGTAAACTTCCCAATTTCATGGCAAGGCCTTTCTGCATCTCCAAGTTCAACCTTCTTTACCGCATAAAAAAAGTCCGAATCATCCCCAAGGATGAGTTTTCCCGGCCCTGATAGTAACCATTTTTTTGCCTTTGATAAAGTTTTGGCCCAATTTTCTGGTTTTGAAATAAAATTAAATTCGATGTCGATATCAATATCTTCTATAGTTCCATCGGCCTCATATAGCGTGCCATCTCTTCCGGGTATGGTGTAAGTCGTATACTTTATTTTAGGAGATGGAACATTTGGCCTGCGAACGACTTCTATTCCTATGCTTTCCGCTGTATGTCCATTAAACTGAACATCATATAAATACATTTCACCGCCCCCTTGCTCTCATATTATCTGTTTGATTTTTTCCTATGCCCTCCGTAGCCGTTTTTACGATATAGTTTCTAAACTCTTTTTCGCCTATATGGACATCAACGTTTGTTATAACTTGGACATTAACGGTATTGCTGTAATCTCTAAAAAGCTCCAAAAATGCCTCTTTAAATTTCACTTTCAAGTTATCATAAAAAGAGGATAGAGGCAGCACCGCTTCTTTCCCAGCTTCTCCGCCACCATGGAATGTGTTTCCCGTTCTTCCGAAAATTTGTGCGCCTGATAAAATGGCACCTTCCTTATACCACTTTACATCAAATTTTGGCACCTTTAAAGGCGACAAGCTGAATCCTCCTGTGATACTAAAATGCGGCATCGGAATTTTTGGAATAGAAATTTTGGGAAACTCCAACTTTGTGCCTTTGATTTTTTCAGCGATTCCGGATATCCTATCGGACACCTTTTCTCCCATTTCCTTCATTTCGGTTTTGGCTGACTCCGTCATTTTTTGAAAACTTTCGGACGCCTTTTCTTTCAGGGCTCCAAATTTTTCTTTTGTTTCTTCGATTTTATTTCCGAGGCCGCCAAAAAAGCCTTTAATGCTATCTATGGTCGGACCAAACGTGTTCTTTGCCCAGTCCATAATCGTTCCCCAGTTTTTTATGACCAAAATTACGGCTGTAATCGCCGCAACAATAGCCAGCACGATGCCCGCTATCGGAAGCAAAGACGTTGATAATGCCCCAACGCCTACGGCTGCGCCGGCCGAAGCTGTGCCCGCTGCCGCTGTCCCTGCTGCCGCTGTTCCTCCCGCAATTCCCGTCGCCGTCAAAACACTGCTTATCGCCGCAAATATAGGAGCAATTTTTCCCGCAACCACAAAAAGCCCTAACAAGACCATGGCGCCATCTTTTACTGGTCCTGGCATGTTATTAAATATATCTACCGCATCCGCTACAGCGTTTGTGATTCCAGTTAATATCGGCAGGGCCGTTTCTCCCAATTCCGATAAAGACTGTTCCATGCTCAGATTTGCTTCATTGTTTTCGATCAAGGCCTTGTTGTTTTCCCTGAAGCTTGCTGCGCTGTCCGTCAGACCCTGATTGGCCAGCTCCTGCATTACCAAATTTGCACGTTCAGATTCACTCCCGCAGGCAGCTAATTTTTCATTAAAGCCATCTTCTGAGGTTCCGGCCCAGTTTAATACATCCGCGAAAGCCCCCGTTACCTGTCCGGCCTTAACTGTTTCATTGACCGCTTCGGCTAATCCGTCAATAGGAATGGAATCACCATACTGTGCCCATGCTCCAACAACTCCCTCCGTCAGAGATTTTAATTCTGACTGTGACAAATTCAATGCTTGTAAATTTGCCGTGGTTGTTGCCGCCGTCTGGTCATCGCCCAAAACTCCATATAGCTGTTTGAATATTTCCTGAGTTTCTTCGGTAGTATATCCTAATTTTTGGGATGATGCTTCGAGCTGACCGGATATCTTCAAAAATTCTTTTGAATTTTCAGCAACATCCATCACCGAATCTGCCAAATTATTAAACGTTTCTGCTGCTCCGCTCAAGAGTTCTTTGTCGACTTTATTTTCAAGTCCTTCCAGGCTATCTCCCGCATCATCTGCCGAATCGGAAAGTTTTTCTAATCCGCTTACCGCATCACGAGTTCCATCCTCCATTTCGGCCAATGCTGTTTCATTGCTCTTGATTGAGTTTTCAAGCTTATTCATATATCCTTCGGTTTCATTCATCGCCACCTTTAATTTCGATACGCTTTCAGCTTGTTTGTCAAAAGCAACTTTCGCTTTTGCGGCTTCATCGGAATTTTTTCCATTCTCTTGTACTGCTTTTTGGTATGCGTTTGATAATTCCTCCAGCTTCCCAACCTGTTTATCGTATTGAGCTTGAAGAATCTCCGACTTCTTTTTCTGGGCCTCGTACTGTTTTTCTAAAACCTTCGTTTTTGCTATCAAGGCTTCTTGGCTTTTGGCGTTGTCTGCAAATTTAGCAGTCAGGGCGTTCATTTCTGAGCCATATTCTTTTAAACTATTATTGATTTGATTTATCTGGTTTTTGAATTCTTTTTCGCCCTGTATGCCTATTCTTGGTCCGATATCATATCCCATCGAATCACCTCAATTCTGTTGGAATTCCGCCATCCGGCAGCTTCTTTGCATCCCGCACCTTGACAACTCCCTCTCTGGCCAGATACAGATCAATCAAATCTGACAGAAAGCCTATCGGCATACACGTATATTCTAATACGCTGTATCCGAGTGTTTTTCCCCACAAATCATACCACGCAAGAGTATTTACTCCGGCGTGGTGTCTGCGTTTTTTTCTGTGTCTTGTGCTTCAACCTCTTTTTGTTTTCCCATTCCGATGCACTCATATATCTTATCTGTCAATTCATCCATATCAGCAAGAGTGATTGCTATATCTAACGCCTCCCTTGGAAGCGGCTCCCATTTTCCTTCGATAATCGGGGCGTTTTCCGGCGTCGGAATATCTTTTTCAAAATAATTTTTAAAAGCACACCCCTGTGAAATGAGTAGTTCAACAATATCCGTTAATGTCTCAATACTTTTCGGTGTTGTTTCTCCCCTGACTTCATTTAAAGCTTTTTCGAGACTGCCGTGCTTCTCTGCAATCTTTTTAGCAGCCATCAGCGAAAAGGACATCGGATAACTCTTTCCGACAATTTCCATATACGTTATTTTCCCCATCACGCTCCTCCTGTTCCAGTGCTATCGCCCAAAACGGCCAATATGTATTTCTTAGCATCTTCTTCATTTGTGTACCAATCTTTCGGCGAAAACTGCCATGGATATTTGTAATTAACATCAAGCTGCTCTGAGCGAAGTATCGTTGCTTCCACTTGCTGTGTCTGCCAATCAATTTCTTTTTCTCTGGTTGTAGCAGCCAGCCCCGGATTTTTAAACTTTACCCTGGCCAGTACGATTGGTTTGTACAGTCTCACATCATCAACCTGATGCTCTTCGATAATTCCAAAGCCGAGCTCTGGCGATTTTATATCATCATCGATAACAATTTCATCAATTTCAGTCCCCTCCACGGTTCGTTTCACTGTTTTTAACCCAAACATTTTTATTGCAAGCTCAGCTCCGATATCTGTTGTCGTCAGTGACAGTGTTCCGCTCGAAAAGCTTCCTCCAGCCGTTTCTTTAATTCGGTTATCTCCATAAAGATTATTATCTTCATTTGCTTCAATATCCACGGAATATTCAACTGCGCTATCCGCCACATACGGTTCCCCATAGGATACACGTCCACTCCCAAGATTTTCATAAGGAGCACAAATCGGAATTGATAGTCCTGTTTTTGCCATATTATCCCTCCATTATCTTTTTGATTTCCTCATCAATGGTTTCTCCCATTTTTTTAACTGCTTTTTCTCGGCTTTGATTCACCGCTTTTCTAAATATTGGATTCTTTTTTCTAAAAGATGAGCCAGATTCAATGGAACGCATGAGAAGAGCATTTGGCAGGCCTTTTGGATATTTTTTTGTTCTTATTGAGCCATAGCCATCAACTCCCGCTTTTGTTTGAATATACCCATCATCATTTTCTATCGGGGCCAATCCAAAATCGTCAATCAAATCCTGTTTTTGTTTTCTTGATATGCCCGTCAACATTTCTCCCTCTTGGGCGTATGGCGGGAGCCCGTTTTCTCCCTCTTGGATTGGCAGCGTTTTTAACCCCGCTTTTATGGTATCGGCTACGATTTCCGCGCCATCATACACTGCTTTTCTGGTGACATTCTCAGAATCTTTAAATAATATAGCCAGCTTCTCTGCATACTCTTCAAGGCCATTAACTTTCATATTCGCCATCAACTCATCTCCCATACCCATTCGTAATGGATATATCCGGTTTCCTCTTCGTATTGCACGGAATTTAAGTAAAATGATATTTTTTCTGTTTTTAAAATTTCTTGGATTTCATCTGCTATAATGTCATTATCTTTTTTTGTAAAATAATCAATCGTCCCTTGGATTGCCTGATTCTTTTTTTGATTATCTGCGTTCAAGGCGCTCGGTTCTGAATCTTCTGCCCAAACGATATACTGATCGGTTTTATTCATCGCCTCGTAATGGCTCACATTATCACATACCTCCTGCAGGATATCCCGAATTTTATAAATCTTCTCTAATGACATAATTTTCATTCAGCCTTTCTAACGTGATTTTTGTAATCAGCAGCCCGTTTTCATCTTTTGTGTGCTGGACGAACTGGCATTTATATTGCTGGCCATCCTCCATTACGCATATGTTCTGGGTGGTGATGCTCCGGTCCTGCCATATGTGAACCAACTCTGAAATCTTATTATTGGCCTGCATTGCCGTGTAGTATCTGGTTATACCAACGGTTTCATAGCCAAAATAGTGGCTGGATTTATATACCAATCCAGCCACTGGCTTCATCCCGGGCTCAGATATGTCCTTAACATCATAGATTTTTAAAATACCATCATCAAACGTCATTTTTTTTCGCCTTTTGTGATAAGAGTATGTTGTTTAATCCCCAGCGAAGATATCTCGGCATAGTCGTTTCCAAACCGGCTCTTTTCCGAAACAGGTAGGCGGCATATTGAATCTGAGCCCCTTCGTATTCAATCGAATCCGTTTCCCGGATTCCTTCGCGCTGTATTGCTTCCTCTGCCAATTCCAGCAGATGCCTTAAATAGTCATCGTTGGCACTTGTCAGCATCTGAAGGTCCTGTTTTAAAATAAGCATCTTGGTTTTTTCATCCATCTCGCTCACTCCCTTCGCGTTCTATCGGGATTATTTATCCAGTTACCGCCGGTTTCTCACCGGCAAATAACGGAGCTGTGGTATCCGGCGCTTTCCCAATGCCATAAATAGCAAAAGCTTCGCGGATACTGAGGTCTCCATCATACCTTGCGGTGCCCTTAAACACTGTCTGGTCCTCCAGAAACCGGACATGTTCTGACTGACTGATTTTTGCTCCGGCACGTTCCACCAAAATATAATTTTTAAAATATCCGAAAACAATTGTGTCATCAGGGATAAACTTAAGCTCGACAATGTCTCCGCCGATAACCGGCATAGAGTTTGATATCCCCGCTGTAATGGCTGCTGCTGAATTTACTCCCATGCTTTCTGCGATCATCTTTGTCCGGGTTTTTTTATTCATAATCCACACAATGTTACCGGTGTCATAATCATTATCGACAACTCCCGAAGCCTTAACGATATCCTGAAACAGCTTTATTCCAGTTGAATTAGCAGCTGTACCGTTAATGATGTGAGTTGCAGTTAAATCCTTCCACTCTCTGGCTGTTGCCGGGTAACCTTCCGGGGCCTGTGTCGTAAGAAGTGAGGTCACAATGCCCATTGGCATTTTTACGTTTTTTCCGTAGATAATCGCTTTGTCAATAGCTTTGCCGATAGCCTTTCCTAATGCTTCGATAAACTCCGCCGCTAAATCGACATCGCTGTCCTCATAAATCGCATTGCATACCGCAAAATATCCGGAAACTTTATATCCGTCCATTTCCATGTTGTAAAATGCCAGGTCAAGCTCTTTGATGGCTGCGCACATTTCATCCCAGTAAGCTTCCGGGATTTCGCCCATGATATTTTGTCTGGCTTCTCCCGCAAGCGGTCGGACGGTGACATATTTCATGAGTTTTGATGTTTCCTCTGCCTTCTGTTTGATAAGTGGCAAAAACACCTCCGGGATTACAAGGCCGACATTTGTAATGGCCCTCTTTTCCTTAATGCACTCCCGCATCCTTCCGACAAATTCTTTAACCTCTTCCCTGGCAAACATTGCATTTCTTTCCTGCAGGTTTAATCCAAAAAAATTACCTCTTGTAGTCATGGCTGTATTCTCTCCTCCTGTTCTTTCTTCATGGGTTCCGGCAGCTCTTTCCTTGGCCTCCTCTTCTTTCTTGATGTCATCCTCGATTTTACGAATTTCATCTTCGAGGTCTGTTTTTTTCTGCTCATGCTCCTTTTTTTCTTTTTCAAAGCTTTCCACTTCGCTTTCAACCGTTTTCCGGTCATCTTCTGGGGTTTCTCCAGTCATTTCATCAATCGCCTGTTCAAGCTCCTGTTCCCTTTTCTGGAATTCACTGTCTTTTGCTCTCAATGTCTCTAACTCTTTTTTCTTAATATCCAATTTATTCCTCATAATGAGTGCCCGCAATGCCATTAGGATTCTCCTTTCAATCTTTCAATCATTCGACGTTTCCATAGTTCATTATCTTTTTTTCGCATTTCATTTAACTGGCGCTTCCGTGCCGTTACACCGGTTTCTTCATAAGCCGGGAATGTAACGACAGATACTTCATACAACTTAACCTTTCTGATTGTCCATAGTACCTTATTCTCAAGTTCCTCAAATTCTTCGTCGAGAATTTCGAATCCGAAACTACATTGGTCAACATCGCCACGCTTAACACGCTCATAAAGGTTTAACGCATCCTGGTCACTCGGGTTTATTTCTACCTCTCCCCAGAGGCCCCTACTGTCAGCCTTTAAAGTCAATGTCCTGGATTTCGTCCGGCCGAGAACCAACCTTGTTTCATGGTCTATCAAGCATCGTATATCTCCTGGTAAAGTTTCGTCAAAAGCTCCGGGGGCAACTCTTTCACTGGCCCCTGGAAATATTTCGTATTCTGAATTAAATACAGCGAAATATCCCGAAATATATAATTTCCCCTCCGCTTCCCGGGTCTCAAACTTTTGGGCCGAACTTCGAACCTGATAAGATGTTCGATTACTTTCACTCATCGCCATCACCTCCTTGCATCAATTTCTTCTGGTCACCTATCATTCCTTGAGGTATGTAATTTTCTAAGATAACCAGTTCATCCAAACCATCTCTCGGTGATAATCCCAGCCAGTCTCTTACTTCATTCCCGGTCATGATTCCTCTGGTGTAATTATCATCCCCTACCCGGCTCAACTTTTCAATGTCATACGAATAAAGCGAGTGTACGCTAAATTTAAAATACCAATCCGGACTAATCAAAAGTTTTTTTGTATATTCCTGAACGATTGCTGTGCATATACTTCGGATTCTCGTATTGATAAAATTGTTCCATTCAGCTTCCTTATATTCTCCTTCGCCAACCAAAAACGGAGGGACATCCAATATAGCGGCCACCGTTCTTTTATCCAATTTCACGGATTCCGGAAGTGCAATATCCGTTAATGACAACGGCTTTACTTGGACGACGTCAAATTGTTCCGCCGGAATCATCCACGGCTCTCCTGCCTCAGACGACGCTATATATTGTTCGAGTAATGATTTTCTTCCCGCTTTGCTTGCGAAATCATCGGTCAAGCCATCAACCTTCACAATAACTGACGGCTGCCATTTCGATTTCATAAAACCGTCTTTCGTTTCGCCAGCCTGCTTTAACGTCTTTGCCACCTCTTTTAAGGTTGCCCTGTACCCGGTTCCCTTCCATGGATAAGTTGGGTCCGGGTTTATCGTTACATGGATGGTCTCTTCGGGCGACACGTCCAAACCGTTGCATAAAATCCGGTACCCGTATCCATCTGGGATAAAAGATACCCGATGCGGCGGCACGAGAATTAATTCATCAATCAGTCCATTTTGCGTTTTTGGAATAACCACCGCATTCCCCTGGCCCTCCAAAAGCAAAATTCTGACCAGTGCCGCCATGAATGTTTTTCGCGTCATGTATTTGCTCGGACTGATATCAACCTTCCGGGATAATTGGTTTTTTATTCTTACATCCCCTTTATCCGTGTTGCACATCAGATGGATAGTCATATCTGATATCAAATCTGCAATTTTATTCACGGCGGACATAATTTCAGGATTCTCGGACAATTTTACATATCCATTCCCGCAAAGAATTTCGTAATTGCTCATATTGCAAAGAAATGCGGTGCTTTTCTTTGGCTCCGCCCGTGTCTTTTTCTTATTTTTACTCATATTGCCTCCTATACCCACTGACTGGCATTCTGTGATTTTTCGATATCAATCAGCATCTGTTTTGTCGCTATCACATCGGCGTCAAAAAGGTCTATTCGTAGATTTGGCATTACTTTCTCAAAGCGCACAAAATCATCCGAATCTTCGACAGCCTTAACATTGCCGATGCAATATTCAAAAGCTTTGTTATGGACATAATAATAGCGTCCAAGCTTGATTTGTTTCTCAATCTCCCTGAACGCTTCTGTCTTTTCGACATATCTTTGGAGCTGGTCCCTCATCCGAAATCCAGCTCTTTTCATTTTTAAATTAAATTCTCTGGCATATCGCCGGTCGTAACCTACCCACTTAATTTTAAATCCCATTTTTCGCATTTTTTTAAACCATTCAACAACGTCGTCATATCTAATGACTTCTGAATTACAGAGCGTCAACCAGCCTTCATCGTTCCACCAGAAAAAAGGAATTTCGTCTTCATCAGCTTTTATATAAGCTTGTGCGATTGGTATAAAGGCGTGACTGATAGTTATGTCCACATCGTTATATCTACCATGGAGGTCCGCTCCTGTAAGGTCATACATTTTTGACAAATCAGCTCCGCCATACCATTGAATTGGTAGCTTTGCCAGTTCTTCTATGGTCCAGTTATATTTTTCATCCGATGCTTTAACCTCGGACATATCAAAATATGTGCCTATTGCCGAAGTAAACACGTTTAAGGATTTCGCAAAAAAATCTTTTCTTTGCTGTGGGTCATTCTGGGCCTGAATTGCATCATTCATAATATCTTCTGGCCGGATTGAATATCCATACGCCGGATTTGCCATTTTATGAGTTATAGGATTTGTATAGTCGATATACTCTCTTCCACTCTCGCCTTTAATCGGGTCCGCTTCGCATATAAAGACAAATAACTGCTCATCTTCTACGCGCCCATCCAATACCTTTTTTCCATATGCAACCCTGTTGGCCCAAAAGCCATTTGGGTTGTCTCCTGCGGTAGAAATTCCTATCATTAATTTATTAGTATAAGCTTTCATAGCTTCTTTAAACAGATTATATTGTTTCGGCTTTTTAAAGGCATGACACTCATCCGCAATGGCTATATTACAATTAAAGGAATCTTGTGCATCCGGATTGCTGGCTAAGGCAGTCAATTCCATATATCCACCACCAATTTTGGCGCTGATTGAATGTTCATTGTTGTTGTCTATGATATGGAAATGCCCTCCATCCACATCCTCCTCACCCATATTTTGAATGTTGTATTTTACGAAATCAAACGTTTCCAAAGTCTGTTTCAGAGCTGCTGCCACAACATAGATTTTTGTTCCCGACATCCGGTACAAAAGCCCGAGAGCATAAGCTAAGGCGCCAGCAAAGCTTGTTTTTACATTTTTTCGCGGAATATGTATCAGCGCTTCGTGGAAACGATTAATCTTTGTTCCTTTATGTTTAAACCCTAAAAGATTGTATATGATAAATTTGTGAAAAGGCATTAAAAAAAACGGTGTGCCTCGTAATGGTGTCCCGTCTAATTTTTCTCCCTGCTGATGGCATATCGTGCTTTCGATGATATCGATAACAAATTCTGCATCTGCCGGATTAAAGTCGTATTTCTCATTTTCTAAATCCCGAAGGAAACGTTCACATGTTTTTATGCGATATTCGTTGGCTATAATCTTTCCGGACATAACACCGTGGGCGTAATCAAAAACTTCATCCTGATTTTTGTACTTATTCATTCATGCTCCCAAGCCACCTATCCAAGGCACTTTCTTTCTTATCTTCCAGCCCCTTATTTTTAATGGCCCGCAACCCCTTCGGGGTAAGTCCAAAAAGATTTTCCATCTCAATAAGCTCTTTCCGCATCGTTTCCATCGCCAAGTACAGAGCAGTTTTCCTATTGTTCTTCGCTCCAAATTTATTCGTATACTCTTCGGTTATCTTACATCCTTCCTCATACCACTTTTCTGTTAATATATCATACTGTATCCGCAGCTCTGCATATCTTCTAACCGGGGCTTCAAATTCGAGCTTGTAGGTCCCAAGAATCTGCATATTCTCTATGGTTTTGTTGTACATCTTTGTGATTTTCGTCTTTCTGTTTTTGGTGCTTTCCAAACCCTATCCCCCCTTTCTGAAAAAATGCGTAGAGTTGGAAACACCTACCCCACCCAGTAGATTTTTAAAAAATCGTTACCCACGAAAGTGGGGGGGGCTGTCTTTTAAGGTCGTATGATTTTCTTCAACCTTTTTTCTTCCTCCAATCCACTCCGGGTACGGTTCGCTCCATTAGGCATTTTCCAAACTTTGTAAGTTCGCCAGTTTTTCGGTTTTCTAGCTTATTATGGCTGCCCGCTGACACACTAATCAAATTCCAGTTGCACCAAGCGTATTCTGGAAACTCATCCACTGGATAAATATGATGCACCGTATCCGCCTCTTCAGTCTTTCCAAACATAGCCGATATCTGGCACTTATATCTGTCCATCCTTAATATGCTTTTTCTCTTTTTCTTCCATCTGCTGCCGTGATAATCAAACATATCTGCCTTCTAATCCAAAAAAGAGCACTCCTATATGTGCAGAGCGCCCTTGTCAAAATAATGTCCGTATATTATTATATTATCCGAACATACGTTTGTCTAGTAGTTTTTTATAATCAACTCTTTGTATCTGCTGTTTGTTTTGCCAATCGCAAGATTGTTCTGTCTCTGTACCGATATCAATTTAAAATCTTGATACATCTCGCGGACCTCCGAACAATCATTGTAAGACATCAAAAATTTTCCATTAATCCTTTCAAGCGCTTTTCTTAATCGGATATGGTCCTCTGGATTAAATCTGTCAGGGTAATATCTCTCTGCGTCGTAATATGGTGGGTCCAAATAAAACAATGTTCCCGGCCTGTCGTATGTTTTTAAAATATCCTCAAAATCTCTATTTTCGATAACCACCTGTTCTAGCCTTTTGCTAACCTCTGTTAAATACATAATGTTGTCTTGTATTTTCCGGACGCAGCATCCAAACGTTTTCATGCCACTTCCGTAGCTCTCTTTGATTATCGTATAAAATCTTGCTGCTCTTTGAATATCTGTCAGTCCCCGCATATCCTGCTGCTCAATGCAATCAAAAAACATCTCTCTCGACATCAGTAAAAATCGCAATTCTTTCTGCAATTCTTCCGGATGATATTTTGTGCATCGAAACAAATTTACCAATTGACCGTTTACGTCATTGTAAACTTCCAGTTCTGTTTTGCGCTCTTCTGCAAACAGTACCCAGGCAGCGCCTCCAAACACCTCAACGTATCTGGTATAGCTATCCGGGAACTGTTCCAGAATCTTTTTTCTTAGCGCCTTTTTCCCACCTATCCAGCTTATAAAGCTATTCATTTACATCACCTCAAAATATTTATTTGGACATTATTTTGAGTAATGTAAAACGCCCCATATCTCTACAGGGCGTTTTTTTTGAAAAGATGCTGTATGAAGAATTTCCCTCTGCAAAGGGAGTCGGAACTGACAGATTCGAACTGTCGACACATGGCATATAAGGCCATCGCTCTGCCTCTGAGCTAAATTCCGAGTTGCGGTTTAAAGTATATTCCCGCAAACTTACACCGACCAGCAGTGATTCTTAATTTTTTAAGGAGGTCTTTCATGAAAACGGTTTCTTTGTTACAAAAATTTATGATACTACTTTATCACATCTGCATGGGAATTGTGGGAAACTTTCTGCTCTTTAAAAAATTTATAGAACCTTTTTGACACGGTTGTTCTGTCCATATTCAATTCATTTCCGATGTCGAACCATCCCATGTTATTGATACAGCGCAACCTGAGTATCAATCGCATTTCTGAATCATCTACAGTAGTTAAAAACTGTTCAAATTTCTTTCGTTCTCTCTGGAGCTTTCGGAGACTATAATTTAACATATCCTCCAGCTCCATGACTTCATTGGCATAATCTGACAAATCACTGCTGCCACCACTGCCTCTTGGCATATCAGTGACGATATTCTGTTTATATGGATTCTTCATTCTGAGTTCGGCCAGTTCTTTTTGCAAGACTTCAATCTCTTTGATTATGTAATGTATCTGCTTTGATTCTTCGAGCGTCACTTTCCCACTTCCCTTTTTCAATGTCAATTTTCTCAGATTCTAAATTTTTCCACTTCCACTGTCCATCATTCATTTCTGTCGCATATTGCAGTCCTTGTTTTCCGGTTTTTATGGCTCCATATGTTGGCGATTCCGGGTTTTTATCCTCAAATACCAAGCATTCCGTTTCTTCTTTAATTGTTATATCGAGCACTTATTCTACCCCTTCAATCTGCATTAATTCTTTTATAAATTTCTCTGATTCCTTTTCATTTTTAAACTGTCCAATGATTTCGTTTTTTACGATAAATCCATTAAATTCGTCTGAATCTCCCTCAATCACGCTCACATTCCCCTTGTCATCGTGAAGCCTGGCAATCCAAACATCATATTCCTCGTCATATCGCAATGTACAATCGTTATACGAGACACTATCGCTGTCATGAATTTCAAAATCAAAATCAAGCACATCCTTTCCGAAGCAATTCCCTCCGTGGATGGACCATATGTGTCCTTTAAATCCAAAACACTGAATTGTTGTTTTTATGACATGGTCGTAAAAAGTTTTGTTTAAATCATAAATTTCCATTGTCGCCACTCCCTATTTTTGCTCTTTGTATGGTTCCGGCATCGGCATCCAAGCAACAACACGCCTATCCTCAAACAATTCGGTTCATGACCTTCTGCCGCCAGCTGCTGTGCTCCACCCGGCAGGCCATGACCTCCGTGCTGGTCTTTCCGGCGCAGCACCCGTTTTCCTTCTGATATTCAGCATCACAATAATCACATTCGGTAGCATCCCGTTCCGCTGCTATTGTTATGTTAAGCATTTACTCCACCTGCCTTTACAATCTCTATTGCTTTATCAAACGCACACACTGTACAGTCGCTAACTCTGCACTCTTCGTTATAACAATCCCTCCGTGCTGGGCTTTCCATTATTCGTTTGCATTTCTCCAACTGCTCCACAACCTTGTCTGCGTCATAGGCGATTGGAAAATCGTCCAGTAATACGGCAGCATCTAAGCACCCATAACTTGAAATAAATTCTTTAAATGCACTTCTGCTGATCAAATCACGGTTCAATTTCCTCACTCCAATCTAATGCTTGTCCGCAATATGGGCAATAAGTATATTCAATCATATAGTCATTATCTACCGTTTCTTTACATGTTGGGCATCTATCGGCGTAGTCATCACAGTTTGCACAATCTTTATTACACCCAACACATTTCCGCTTTAGTATTTTCTTCGCCCTCTGCTTTTTCATTGCCTCCCGCAGTTCTTCCACCGTTCCCAATGCCCTGTACTGCTGGACTTCTTCAAGAGCATCCCTCGCCATCATTAAGGTGGCCTCTACATCATTTCCATCTTCCGGGAGGTTTCCGTGGACTTCATCAATTCCTGTCAAAATTTTAATTGCTTCCTGTTCTGTCAATTTCATCACCCTCCTTATATGGTTCTGGTATCTGTCGAAGTCTCCATGCTCTAGCAATCCTGGAAAGTATCACTCCATTTGTTCTGCATAAATCACCATTGGTATAAATGCCCTCGATAACATCAGCCTCTCCATCGGCCCATACAATAGATATCCAAATTAATTGCCCTTCATCTGGCATCCGTTCACTCACCGGAATCCACTGATTCTGCTGCCGAAGCACGGACAACTCTTTTGCCATCTTGGAATATTCCTCATCGATGGTTTTCAATTGCTCTGGCGTAATGCCAGTATCCTCATATTTTTTTAATTGCCAATATAATGTCATCGCATGTTTTTTTACTTCTCTGGCATCGATAACTGTCCTTCTGGTACCGCCGTCTATATGTTCATCAGGTGTTGTTAATCTCTCCATGTTTGTCTCCTTCCATTTCTTTCAAGGCCTCCTTGGCTTCGGCTTGCGTAAGGAATACGGTTTTGCCAATTTCTGAAAACTTAAACTGCAACATACGACCGTTTCCAAAATCAACATTTATAAAATTATCTGCTCCGTTAATTCCAATAAATACAATTTTTGCTTCATATGGTCTGTTTCCTTTTCTAAAATACCACCCCTGCATTGATGTATTTGTGTAAACTGTATCCCCCACCCTGCGCGGAAGTTCCAATAATAATCCCTGCTCCTCTAAATCCTTGTATCTGTTAAATTCCTCTAAGCCCTCAAATGGCTTTATGCAGTTTTTAAAACAATCTGTTACATATCCGTCCCAATCCTTGCAATCTTGACATTCGTTAATTTTTAATCTCTCCATAAATTCTCCTTCCAACTGGGCCGGTATACCCTTAACCCCGGCCGGAGGCTGGCTCCTTTCTACAGATTTTCCCGGATTGAAAGCTCCAATCCTATCTCATCTTTAATACTTTGTATGTAATCTGGCCATGTGGCCAAGTCATCCACTAAACAGGAGGCTTTTAATTCCATTCGGTCCATAAATCGCTGACATCGCTTTTGACCGTAGCCAAATTCATCATGCAGTGTGGCGACCGCCAAGACGACCATTGTGTCTAAGGTCATCTCTTTGATCTGTACCGTGGCCTGGTCTAACTCTTTTTTTGCCAGGGCTGTATGAATCCCTGTGGCCCCTCGAAACTTTATCTCTTTTCTGAGGCCCTCTATCCCTTCGGTTTCCACGATCCTTAATGCCATCGCCAGCCCATCGTTTCGCCCTCTGGCGTAATCTTTAATATTTGACATCATTTACTCCTTTAACATTGCTTTATACGTATGCTTTTCCAGCTCCTTCATAAGCTGCTGCCATAGCTCTTTATTGGCTACCGGCTTTCCATTGGCTTTTATCCAATCATCCTGCTGCCATTTCGGAGCCCACTCATTTAAGGCCGTCACCACCCACTTGTTTCCGGTATAGATTTCAATTTCTGACGAAAAATTCATGTGCTCCAGTCCCAAAAGAATCGCTTTTAATTCCCGGGCAACAACCGAATCTCCTTTTCTTGCCGGAAGCGTATGGACTGCCGTATGTTCACGGCCATTTTTTAACTCTGTGAATAAAACAACTTTAATCCCGTTTTTTATGTAGGTAGTCAGACTAACCATGCTCCATCACCTTGAATCAACTGGACGTATCGCACCGTTTCTGAAAACCGGTGCCCGCAGCGGAAATACTCACATAACACGATATGCTTATATTTAGCAATGACCCGGCCCTTATATCTTTTTACCAGCCGGACTTCTTCGTCTTTTTCCTTGTGCCCTATCGTTATCGCATCACCTATCTGGATGCTGTCACGGAATCTGGCAATCTCTTCTGTGATTGGACATTTATTCATAAATAATTCACCCCAAACAACTTTATAAACTTTTCTCTCGGCGTCCGGTCATAGAAATAATCCGGCTCTTTGGTCTTATATTTTCTGGCCGCATAATAATTTTCAAAGGCCGCCTGTCCACTTATTTTCAGGCCACCCCTTAATCCTGCTGCTTTTAGGCCACTTCCATGCACACCGTCATTCCCCCGATGGCACTCTGGACAGATTTGGACTTTTAATCCGTATTTCTCGGAGATGGCCCGGTTTGCTCCGCCAAAAATATGATGTTCTTCTGTTAGTCCATATCGTCCGCATAAATAGCACTGACCTTTTTGTGTATGTATGATGCTTTTCATAATGTCTCCTATTCATTCCATGTTTTTTCTTTATCTTTTGCAATGGCAATTTTTTCAAGATGACGAATCAATTCTTCTTGTTTTTCCTCTCGGTTCATCACATGTAAAGCCATCATATTGTTTTTCCAAAACACACCCTCAAGAGGTCCGAGCAAAGGCCCTTCCGCTTCTATCTCTCCAATGCCGTAATTTATGCAGGTATTGTCCAACATCTCTATAAATTTCTCGTTAATCAAATAGACTTTATTGTTCGTAGGTTCCTGAATCACCCTCTTTATCACCTTCGTTTGGGCTTTTATCAGTAATGTGGTCACGTTAGCATATCTTTCACAGTTTTCAGCATTTCTCATTGCATCAAAAAAAAAACATTTTCCGGGATTTCGTATTGATTCCCCCCTTTGGTGCTCATGAATCCCTTTCCCTCTTCCGGCATCTCGCCAGTGAGTTCGATGATGGCTGCCAATTCTTTTTTAGGGATGTATCCTTTTCGCACCCATATCGTCCAATAACCACCACAGATATAAATTCCGTTCCCGTCATCACCGATTCTTAAACCATTATTGTTATAAGCCTCGTTGATTAATCTTTTGAATCCTGCACTTTTTATAAACATAGCGTTCCTCCTAGCTAAATGGTAATTCTTCATCCAGACCGTCCGGAATATTCATAAAACCGTTATCATCCGGCGTTTCTTCCGGGCGGCCGGAAGATTTACTCTCAGCAAACTCCTGGCTATCCACAATGATATTTGTAAAATAGACCTTTGCGCCGTCACGGTTTGTGTAACTGCCTGTCTGGATTCTTCCAGATATGATAATCCGGATGCCCTGTTTAAAATATTTCTCGGCAAATTCACCGGCGCGGCCAAAGGCCACGCAATTGATAAAATCTGCATCCGGTTCTCCCTGACGCTTATATGTACGATTTACAGCCAGCGTATATCTGGCTACTGCTGTGGGCTTGTCCCCCTGGGTATATCTGACCTCCGGGTCCCTGGCCAAACGTCCCATTAAAATCACTTTATTCATTCTGCCTCCGTTTCCCCGGAGCATTAGTATTTACTAATGTTTCCGGTATTTTTGCCATGGTGTAATACTGATATTTATAACCAAATGGTGTCACTCCGTTTACAACTGATTCCTTAATGATGTAATAGCCTTTTACCGGTCTCGGCTCATCTACAAAATCCTTTGCATGGATTTTCTCAACCTTCGGCTGCGGAATAATAAGATTCCTGCTACAGCTATAAGACTGACGCCCCTTTTCTTTTCCGTCGATTCTCTCTTTGCTGGTTTCCTTGACAAAATATTCGGCCAGCTTGATATAATCTCCGGTATCATCCAGGGGAGTGAATCTCGGCCGCCCCATCGTCCAGCGTCTGCGGACCATTTCTGTCGTCCCGCGAATCCGATTAATGATGATGTGATGATGGATAGCCGTATGACGCCATTCCGTTGTGATTATGTATTTAAGTTCGCCGTCAGCTTTCCGATAATCTTTTCTGAGATTATTTAAAAATTTTTTCAGCACTTTTTTTGATTCATCCGACGGAAGTCTGTTCTCGGGCCTATAAGTAAGTACGATATGATAATCACCCGGTTCAAAGTTGGCACATATCTTTCGGTTTAATTTTCTGGCTGCCTGATTTTGGTTATAAACCTTCATCTGCTCCGGGGTGGGGTTCATTCTCTTTTGATGTGAGTTATGATTCCCCCTCCGGGGAGAAAAACTTTTTTCCACTTGGGTGATGTATTTCAGATAATATGTCTTTTTCGTGTACATTTGTGGCTCCTAAAGTTAATATCTTTATCAAGGGATAAAGTGGCTTTAAAACCCCTTTATTCATTGACTTTTTTAAGCCACTGCTATATAATTTAAGTGTGTACTATAGAGTGGCTTTTCACTCGGCTCCTGAGTTATCAGGAGCTTTTTTATTCCTCTTCATTTTCACGTTCCCACGCTTCGACCGCTGCCTTTGTCATGACTGGCAACAATTCCTCTGACATGATAGCCAGCTCCGCTATGGCAGCCTCCATAGTCCGGCTCCCATAGATGTTTTTCTTTAATCCGTGGTTGGCGTCATAGGCTACGACGCAATAAAATATATCGCCATTTACCTCGACTTCCGGCTCTGCGGTTAAATGCGTAGCCTGGAACTCTGTTCCATCCGAATCTTTTATTGATATGTACGGTTTCATGCTCTTTTATAGCCTTTCAAAAATTCTTCGGCTTCGAGTTCCTCGTCAAATACATCCGTCCATACATCGCAAGTCCGGGTTTCGTGGTAGTTGTTTTCTTCTCCCGGTTCCGCTGGCCGCATTTTGGCCACGATTTTGCCATTATAAAATATTCTTGCTTCCACTGCGTATTTCATTCGTGCTCTCTCCTTCCTTCATTTCTGCGGATACCACCTCAATAAATTCACCAGAAACCAACTTATAAAACGTATTTGCTTTAATAGTAGCCCCATCAACCTTCACCGAACGTAAATCAATGATATGGTATTCTCCATTGATATATTTGCATTCAGACAGTACCAAATAGCAGCCCAATGAGCCTTTGGCCTTACTGTCGTAACCGATGGCCATAGCCACACTCTCTTTTCCCGTAACTGTGGCTGCTGACTGGTCCCCGGTATTCGTGGCCGCTGACCGGTCCCCGGTATTCGTGGCCGCTGACCGGTCCCCGGTATTCGTGGCTGCTGACCAGTCCCCGGTATTCGTGGCTGCTGACCAGTTCCCGGTATTCGTGGCTGCTGACCAGTTCCCGGTATTCGTGGCCGCTGACCGGTCCCCGGTATTCGTGGCCGCTGACCGGTCCCCGGTATTCGTGGCTGCTGACCAGTCCCCGGTATT